AAAAGACACTTACAAAAATGAAAAAATATATCGTAATAGACACTTGGAACGGAGATGGCTACTCTTCCGAAAATGGAGTAGACACAAAGCAATTTAACTATCGTAAATCAGCGTTAAAATGGGCATATAAAAGAGCTTTATCTAATACTGATGGCGTTGAGTCTGATGTAAAGAGATATTCTGAACTAAAAAACCCCAACGGAGAACTTTACGAATGGTTTAAAAAAGATGGTAACAAAACCAATGGTGATGGCTATTGTTGGGATACTTACGATGATAATTCTGGTAGTTATCAAGTATGGGAAACCAAAGATGTTTATGCTTTTATGATTCAATGTAATATAAACGGCGTAAATCCACTTTCAAAACCACAATATTTAGAAGAGATTAAAGATAAAGAGCATTTAATGAAAGATGCAATTGCTAACTCTGTTTGGGATGAAACAGAAGAAGATTTTATTGAAGAAGAAGAAAACGGAGATGCTTTCTATGGCAATTTAGATGATTACGACTATCAATTTAGATTAATGAATAACTTAGGTTAGCTGATGAGGATTTAATATCCGAAAGCGACATTTTAATATGTCGCTACTAATCAAAATAATAAATAACAATGGAATTAAAAATGACAAAATTTATCAAAGACTTAGAGTCTGCGAAACTAACCAAAAAAACTATGAAAGATAATAAACTAATAGCAGAATTTATGTGTTGGGAATTACAAAATAACCCAACAGACAGGTGGCTTGGTTCGTACCGAGAACCGAATGGAATACTTCACAAAAATACGAATAAAGAACCTTTATTATTCCACACCTCTTGGGATTGGCTTATGCCAGTTGCTGAAAAATGTTTAACTACCGATGAACCTACCGATGGACAACACTATTTTATAAATGATGCGTTACTAACTTGCAATATTGATGTAGTATATGATAGAGTTATAGAATTTATTAAGGAACACAATCAAACAAATAAACTATGAAAAACAACACAAGCACTTATATAGTAGAGCTGAGAGAATATACAGACTCTGGAGACTATATCGAAAACGATTACGACTTTAATTCTAAATCTGAGGCAATCAAATTTGCTTACGAAAATAAAGGGGATGTTTACTCTATTTTAGAATATAAAGCAAACAAAAACCACGATCCTCGTAATATTACTAATCAAATAAATTAAAACGCATGAAATTAAAAGAAATCTTTAGATCAATAGCAAAGAATCCGAGAGAGTCAATCGAATCAATATTGTTGCTCTTAACAATCGGAATATTATTCTACATTTCAATGTGGATATTTTACTAATCATTTAAATCTAAAACTATGAAAAAAATTCTTAAAACAATATTTGGAATTCAAATTAAAGGATTGCAAATCACATTTGACTCAGTCGCAAACATTCTATTTATGTTCATTATGTTACTACTGCTATGGGTGGTAGTAAATATGTTCTTGTAGAAACTAAGCCACTTAGAACTGCTCACTATGAAAATAGTGGGCTTTTCGTGGTAGATATTAACACTAAAAAAAATAACAATGCAAAATTTAAAAGTAACATCAATTAAGTATTTTTCTACTCGTAGAGGATTATCTTATGAATGCAAAACAAACCTCGAAGGCATTTCAATTTGGAATGATGGACAAGGTGGAGGAACTTACCTCAACAACGACAATTTAAATGATGACTTTCACCACCTAACCGAATCTCAGTTAGAGGAGCTGATTGATGAGTATGAATTTAAATATAAAACACAAGAATATTAATATGAAAATAAAAAAATCAACTTTTGAATATGAGCTAAGTAAGAATAACATAATCGAAGCAGATTATGAGTATTATTCCGAAGATGGCGATTATTTCCACCCAGCTCACGCAGAGATAGAAATAACAATGCTAACGCTAAATGGAGATAACGTAACAGATGAATTGGAATATTTCATCCCAATGCTTGAAGACAAAATATTAGAAACCCTTTAAAATAACAATATGAAAAACAAAAAACTAAAACCAATGAGACTCAGAATGGTTGGTAAAAAAACTACTAAATCCTTTAACGAATGGATTGCGTACATTAATAACTCTTTAAATAATAATTATGAAAAATTTAGATTTAAACAATAAAAATTGGGATGATATCGACAAAGCGTTCCAACAATTTCAAAAGGACAGACTTGACAAAAGAATTGAATTAGCCGAGAAACGCTATAACGAACAAAGATATGAAAATAAAGCAAAGCTATCTTTTGCCTCTTTCGTGGGACTGGGATTGATTTGTTTTATAATTTTTGTCTTAAATAAATTAGGATATTGACAAAATATAATTATATTTGCAATAATAATATAATTTAATGATAGACTTATAGTATTTATGTTAAGCTCTACATTTAGCTCACTATGAAAATAGTGGGCTTTGTGTGGTACAGGGCAATAGTGCCTTAATTTAAATCAAATAAAATGGGAACAAGAAGCTTAACGCACATCTTAGAGGATGAGCAAACATTAACTACATTGTACCGACAATATGATGGATATCTGTCGGGACACGGAAAGGAGTTAGCAGAGTTTTTAAAAGAGATTCAAATTGTCAATGGCTATTCTGGAGACACATCCAACTTAGCTAACGGAATGGGATGCTTGACTGCTCAACTAATTTCACACTTTAAAAAAGGTATTGGAAATATTTATGTTTACCCACCAAACACAAAAGATTGCTGGGAAGAATATACATATTATGTCTACCTAAAAGAAGTAACATTAGAAAACAAATTGGTAGATAAGAAACTTTTTATAAAAGTTAAAGATACTTATTCTAAGGATATTGTTTTCGATGGACTACCAACTGAATTATTAACTAAAATCGAAAAAGATGCCTAACAATGTATTTTGCACTATATCAAGTGATAACAAAGCAACGATTAAGTTGTTAAAAAAAATATCTAAAATAGACAGAGGTTTAGCAGAGTATTTAAAGCCAATGCCTAAAGAATTAGATAATACAACCTCACCAACTAATATTATATCTGAAAAAGAATATATAGATCAAGAGCTAAAAAGGAAAGAAGAAGCTCCAAAGAGAATTTTTGCACAAGGAATTACCAAGAAGATGCAGAAAGAACTCGTTGATAAATATAAGTTTGATAATTGGTATAACTGGAGTGTTTATAACTGGGGAACTAAATGGGGTTGTTATGAAAATGATTTTTATGATAATTGCTACACATTTACAACTGCTTGGAGTCCTTTGGATGAGCAACTTATAGATGAGTTGGCTAAATTATGTAAAGAAGATTTGCTATATACTTTTGAAGAAGAAACTGGATGGGGTGGATGGCGTTCTTATAGTAATGGGGTTTGTGTTGAGCATAGAAATTACGAAGAGCCACATTGGGAAGAAGAAAAAACATACATCATTAATAAGCACGGAGTAATTAAGGAAGGAGAACCAGAATGGAATGACACTGCTAAAAAACAAGAGTACGAGGAAGGATTTGAATTTTTGTGTTGTGTGTCATATTTAGCTCAAGATCATAACAATGGAGATTTGTTCAAAAAAGGTTTTTACGAAAGTTATTCTTTGCACGAAAGATATGGAGATACTTTAAAAGAAGTTTTTGAATACCACACCCACAACGATAGAGTAGGTAACAAGTCTATAATATTTGGGTAAATTAAACACAAGAGTTGTTGTTAGGCGAGATCAACAATGTAATTAGAAACTGCTGGGCGTGTTTCTTTCTCTTTAATATAAATCAAAATTAGTGCGACAAGTATAAAAAAACTATGTGCATGGAATTGTCTGGGAAATCACACACTAATTTTTAATAAATAAAAATATGAAAATTAAAACTGAAAGATATTTTTCCACATATGGATTTGTATCTATAAACAAATTAGAAGACTTAGCTGATAAATTATTCGGCAAAGGTTGGGAAGCTGAAGATGATGTAGAACAGATTCAAAAACTATGTGATTCAGTAAAAGCTGGTGCTTATGTAGTATCATCAATCAATGGATTAAAATATGATGATGATATAGAGGTTAGAGAGGTGGATAATCCACATTTTTTTGATCATCCAGTTTACGAATGGTTTCAAAATTTTGTAGACTTTGTACAAGAATATGATGATAGCGTTTATAATTATGCTTGTGAGTGGGCAGATAAACAAGAAGAAGAATGAACGAATTAGAAAATTTAATATTAGCAGAAAAACTTAGAGAAACACCAAACTACGATTACATTCGCTGGTTACAACAATTGAGTATAGAGAATTTAAAAGAAATAGGAAAACCCTTTCCTAATTTAACAAAATAAAATAGTAATTGCTTGTTTTTACCAAAGTAATAGATTATTTTTACCAAAGTTATAAAGTTTTGTTTTTGAGTAAAAAGAGGGGAGAGGTGGCGTATTGCCGATTAATAATAGTTAAATGTTTTTTCCTCTCCCTTTTTTTTTAAATCTAATCTAATGAATTTCACTGCCCATATTATAAAAGAATTAAGAATCAAGCAACTGCACGATTCTAACATTAAAAAAAACATTATAGATCTAAACGATTACTTTAAGTATAGTGGAAAACACGAACATAGTAATAAGCTGATAGATTTAACCCCATCATACCGACTTAAAGATAAATTAATTCATATCAAGAATGATATGAATAAGTATAAATTAAAAAAACACAAATAAATGTCAGAAGATAAAAGAGTTCCTTCCTACTATGTAGGAACAAATAAAGAACGCAATTACCAAGCAAGATACGTTGTTACTGATTTTGATTGCACATACAACATAGGGACTGCAGTAACTTACTGCTTAAGAAGTTCGAGAAAACACGAAACGCCTTTACAGGATCTGCACAAAGCAATAGCACATTTAGAATTTGAAATAGAAAGATTAAGTGAATTAAATAATAAAAAATAATGAAAAAAGAAATATTTGATAAGTATGCACACGCAATTGCTGAGCAATTTCATCTTACATTAGATGAGATGTTTGATAAGAGCAGAAGAAGAGATTTAGTAGATGCGAGACAACTTTTGTTTTACTTGTGTTTAGAACGCCCCATAAGAGTTTCTTATGTGCAAAAATTTATGGAAGACAATGGGTGTAAAGTAGCACACTCCACTATAATTCACGGATACAAACAAGCTAAACAATTGATTGATAGTGATAGAGACTATTATGATATGATAGAAAAAATAAACGAAAAATCTTAAGGTTGTACACTCTAAAAGAAATAGTTGATCAAGCCACTAAAGACTCTACTGCAGTAGTCAACAAGCTACCTTTGGGAGTTTCTGTTATGGGTTTTGGCGTTAAGTTGCAAGACTTTCCAAGCAAGACAGAAATCTTAAACTGCTCAAGAGGTGGACATTATTATCAAGAGATTTCAAAGGAAGAGTATAATTATTTCTACATCAATGGATGGAAGAAAGGTAAGGTTAACATAGCTATTAACAATTGTCTCTTTAAGTTAGATCTTATTGAAAACAGGATGAAGATAGAAATGAATACAAGAAAAAACGATAAGCATATACAGAACTTAAAAACAAGAAGGGAAAATCTTTTAATTAAGTATGCTGATCTAAAGTTAAAATTAAATCAAACTAAATAATCAAAACAAATGCAAAACAAAAAAAATCTTTTTAAAGCTCTTGCTGATTTTCAGCAAGAATGTCCTGTTTTACTTAAAGAAACAGATGGTTATGGATACAAGTATATAAAACTTGATTACATAATAGCACAAAT